CTAAATATACAAATTTTGGATTACAAAAGTTTAGAATAGATTTTGAAGGGTTAAGAGATTTAAGGCTAACGGAAGAGTCAAAATTTACATTTAAAATACCACGATATGCTGAATTATTAATGGATGCATTTATTGTTATTGCCTTGCCTGATATATGGAGTCCTATTTATCATCCATCAAATGAAACCAATAATAAATGGGTTCCATATGAATTCAAGTGGATTCGCGATTTGGGAACACACATGATAAAAGAAATATCTGTTATTTGTGGATCAAATCTTATTCAGAAATATTCAGGTGAATATTTATCAGCAATGGTAGAACGAGATTTTGACAGTTCCAAAAAAGAATTATTTTACAATATGACTGGAAATGTAAAAGAATTAAATGATCCTGCAAATGCATATGGTAGAGTTAGTAGTTATCCTTCAAGTTATTACAATAATACTCTTTTAAATGCAGAACCATCTATTAGAGGACGCAAACTTTATATTCCAATTAATACATGGTTTTCTTTGAATAGTAAATGTGCTTTTCCATTGGTTGCAATGCAATATAATGAATTATATATTAATGTGACAATTCGACCCATTCAAGATTTAATTCAGATTCGCGATATATATGATGAAACAAATAATTATCCATATATCAGACCCGATTTTAATTTGGCCCATCAACAGTTATATAGATTTCTTCAGGTACCACCAAGTATTGATGTGAGTCCAGAATCATATGAAAATACTACATTGACATGGAAAGCAGATATTCATTTATTATGTACTTATTGTTTTTTATCTAATGATGAAGCCCAATTATTCGCATCCGATTCACAAGTCTATTTACTTAAAGATGTTGTTGAATACACATTTCATAATGTGGCAGGTAGCAGTAAAATAGACTTAAAATCTAGTGGTATGGTATCTAATTGGATGTGGTATTTCAGGCGAAATGATGTGAATATGAGAAATGAATGGTCAAATTACACAAATTGGCCTTATAGACAACTTCCATCAAATATTATTAATGCTCCTACATTGCCCCCTTTGGGTAATATGGAGGGATTTAATACAGGACCTTATTATAATCCCGATGGATCACATACAGGAATTTGCATTACTGGAAATTTTACAGATGATAATCGTCTAGAAATTATGCAAACTATGGGTATTGTATTGAATGGAGATTATAGGGAAAATTTATTAGATAGTGGGATATTTCAATATATTGAGAAATATACGAGAACAAATGGATTTGCTAATAATGGTCTGTATTGTTATAATTTTTGTTTAAATACAAATCCATATGAATATCAGCCATCTGGTGCAATTAATCTTAGTAAATTTAAAACAATAGAACTTGAATTAACAACCCATTTACCAAAAATAGACCCCGCAAATTCAGTTTATGACTTAGTATGTGATGGAGCCGGAAATATTATTGGTGTAAATAAACAAAATTGGAGATTGTACGAGTATAATTATGATATGATTTTATTTGAAGAAAGATATAATATATTGTCTTTTATTGGGGGTAATTGTGGTATGTTATATGCAAAGTAATATTTTGCAGTATGGCTTGTATAGAAAATATTTATGTCATCTCATATGATGCTCGTATTTTATTGTTTATATATAATATAAATACTGTATATACCCATTTCAATAAAAGTGTGTAAATGAATGAATTTGAAGAAGAAACAAAATGGAATAAATTTAGAAAATACAGAGAAAATTTTAATACAAATGCAGAATATGCAACAAGCAATAAAAGATGCAAAAATAATTATTCTAATATAGAACTTTTTGGAAATATATATGAAGAAAAAGATTCAACTGTTATAAAAGAATCAATGGAGTCAATAAATCCTTCTGAAATATCAGATTATGTTAAACCAATTGAGAAAAAAAATATAAATAAAAATTCATGTAGTACCTGTTTTTCACATGATCCAGAAATATCAGAAAGTAAAAGTAAATTTCGACTTTTTCAGGATGACAGTAAATTATTAGAAAAAATTATTAAAGAGAGAGATGAAAAGAACAAGCAATATGAATTGGATAAATTGAATGAACTAAATAAAATCAAAGAAATGAATGAACAAAGTAGAATGTATGAAAATATGAATAATATAAAAGAAGGATACTCTTCTTCCGAAATGGAAAATAAATTGAATGACGCAGAGAAAAAAATGAATAGTTTGGAACCAGAAGCTATAGATTATGCATACAAAAAAAGAATATTTATTGAGGGAACAAATATAATAAACACAGAAGACGCTCGTGTTATCATGATAAATTTTTATTATAAATCAAAAAAAGGGATAAATAAAGTTATTGATGCTAGTCAAAATTTTAGACATAAATTATTTGATAAAATAGTTGAATTATTAAATAAACCTGCAGAAAAATTTGTTTATACAGCCGTTAAACAAGATGTTCCGAGACCATCTCAAAATAAAATAGATAATGATATTCAAATTATAAAGGATTTTATAAAAAATGTGATTATGTTTCCTGTTGCAGTCTTGATGACATATAACTGGATTTATCTGATTATGTATAAAAATACAAATGCATGTGCTCCTGGATCAACAGATGAATGTCGTCCAGCTAGAGATGAAATTCGTGTAAAAATAGATTTTTCATTTTTGGAAAAATATTCACTCAATATTCCATCTGAAGAAGATACAAAAGTAAATGCGAGTCAAGTAATTGATTATTTCTTTGATATGTGTATAAAGCCTCTCTATTATTTGGATGCATTGCTTTTGGGAGATAATTTTTTGCCAAAAATATTTGCATTTCCATTTATTCCCAGAATAATTTATAATATTGGATTATTTTTATTTTTATATATTTTATTATCTATTCCAGGAGGGAATAATATATTTGGTTTATTGAATTCAGTTATAATTATAATTCATTTTATTCGCACATTTGCAAGTTATTCTCGAAGCACAATGAAATTAGCTAATGGTAGTGCTATATTATTTGTTTTATCAACATTGGGTATATTTTGTTCTCGAGCTATTATTGCGTATTATTCTATTCAGGTTTCAATATTGCTATGTACTTTTTATTTGGTATTACATTCTTTTTTGGGTATTATAATGTATTCAATGAAAGGAATTAGTATATTTTCGATTTTCAGGTATATTGATGCATTTATATCAGAAGATACAAAATATAAGGAAAAAGTACACTATAAAGAAATGTCTCCTATCATTAAACTAATATTTGATTTGTTTTCAAAAATTTCTAACAATAAATATTCATTTATATTTTTGTTATTTTATGTGATTAGGTCTATTGTTTCAGGTCTGAAATTTCAAACAAATGGAGTTATATATTGGACAACATTGATAAATTTCTTTGTAGCTATATTGTCTTTGATATATGTTGTTATTGGTATGTTTAAAAAATCTGATAGTGGTGTTATATATAAATACAATATTGATGAAAAGAATAAGTCTATTATTCGGATAAAAAGCTCGACAAAAAATGGAGGTAATGATGATGGGTTAAAAGAAGAAGCAGAAGAAACAGAATCAAAAGAAGAAAAACTAAACCAACAAGAAGAATCAGAACGAAAAGAAGAAAAACTAAACCAACAAGAAGAATCAGAACGAAAAGAAGAAAAACTAAACCAACCACAAGAAGAATCAGAACAAAAAGAAGAAGAAACAGAATTAAAAGAGATAATAGATAAATCTCAACCTCAACTTCCATCTCAATCTAACAATTCAGATTCGGGTGATAATATATCGTCAAATAACCAATTACAACAATTACCACCAAACTAATGAACTATAAATAATAAATGTAACACAATATCAATAAATTTTCATATAAAATAGTATTATAATATACCATTTTATATTGTAAAACATATCTATAATCTATATATTATTAAACCAAGCAAAAAGAAAATAGAAAATTATGGAAAATGAAATCAAATAATATTGTTACAATACTCCGTTTAATTGCTGTAAGCAACTCCAGCCATTCCAGACATAACTCTCAACACATTATAGTTGACAGCATAGACACGGACCTTGGCAGTAGCAGTTCCAGAAACGGCTCCAGCAGAGAGAACGAGTTGAAGAACTGCATTATCAATTCTAGAGAAGTTGCAGCTTCCTGAAGGCTGGTGTTCTTCAGGGCGGAGGGCAAATGAATAAACATTGATACCAGTGTCGGGGGTTCTAGTATGGTGTTGGAATGGTTGAACGACATCGAAGTAGGATCCTTCACGCTCAGAAAAGCGGTCTTGTCCGTTAAGTTGAAGCTTAGCGGTGACAACAGGGTTCTCACCCCAACAGTGTAGTCCAAGAGCAGTCTCAGCAAGAACGAATGCTCCAGCATCAGAGACAGTGGAACCAGTTGGAAGGTCAGAACTGTTATTGGGATTGAAAGGGATTTGGTTAGTAGTACCATACCAGTCTGCAGTAGCAGCAAGTCCATTGACATTTACATCAACAGCACCAGGCATTTGGAAGAGTCCATTGGTGGAGATGAAACCGTTAGCTAGAGAAGTCTCAAGAGGACCACCAAAAGCATGGATGGCAGGGGGAAGAGCATCAATAGCATCGGTATAGTTGAAGGGTTGAGCTCCAAGAGTCTTAAAAAGGACTTGAGTAGGATCAAGAGAGGCGCAGTAATCAACGTTAGCATCAGGTTGGACGACCCAGATGAGTTCCTTGCAAGGATGGTTGAAGTTAAGCTTAATCTTGTTAGAAGAAGAACCTACAGATTCATCACCAGTGAATTGGACTTGTTCGATCAAGTATTCATGGGGATTTTGAGCCATTTTTCTTCTCTCGTCAGTATCGAGGAAGATATAATCAACATAGAGAGAAGCAGCAACAAGAGATTGTTGGTAAGCACTAGTGACTTGTAGATTACCAGCGGCGGTGGTAGAAAGAGACTTCACAGCCCACAAGCACTCGCCAATGGGACGGAAATCAATGTTAATTTTGACTTCATGGTACTGTAAAGCAATAAGAGGAAGAGCCAATCCAGGATTTCTGCAAAACCAGAAGAGGAGAGGAATGTAGAGGGTAGTCTCAGGAAGGGCCTTGCGAGGAGCACATACTTGAGCGGGTCCTCCAGCAGCAGCACAGGGTCCAGAGACTTCAGCAAAAGCAGGGTCGGTGAGGTAAGTGAGTTGGGTGGTATGTCCAACCATCTTGTAATATCCCTTGAGTTGTTCCTCAGGCATAGTAAGTTGGTTCCAGATGTGCATCCAATCACCATATTGGCGGTCAATTCTCTGTCCTCCAATCTCAACTTCAACTTGAGAGATGAGTTGTTCTCCAGGGAAGTCCAACCAACGAGCATAAATACCTCCAGAAGTTACCAAGTCTTGTCCGATTTCGGGCAAGGTAACTTGCAAATAAGTGCGGTAAGCAAGATCACCATTTCTGCTGATAGTGCAGGTAACTCTGCGTCCAAAATCAGCTTGTCCGGAGAAAGTTTGTTCGATACTCTCCATAGCAAAGTTAGTATGTCTTCTATAAGATACCTTCCAGAAAGTGATCTCAGGAGTTCCAGTGAGGAAAACATCCTGAGCACCGTAAGCGACGAGTTGCATTAATCCACCTGCCATTTTTTATACTATATATACTACAAAAAGAAAATAATTTCAAAAATCAACGAAAATTACTAAATAAATATATTTTCAACTACATGAATATAAAATTATAATATGATATAAAATATTTGGTGAAAAATCAACCACATAACCATATTAGATGTTACAAATAATACCAATACAAATATTTACACAATAAATCCAATAATTCCTCACAAAATACCCCTAAATGCAATATCTCAATAAATATATTATAAAAATAATATCTTATTACAAAGAATATAAAGAAATAGATTGCCCTATTATA